TGCCTGCCCAGCCGATGCGGGAACAGCAGGCGCACCTATTGAGAAAGTGTCTGCTCTGATGGCGAAAGAAGACACAGGCAAACCGTCTACGGCTGTTGACATTAAACCGTAGCCAGACACGTAACCATTATTATCAATCTTTACTGTGTACTTGGCATTGATACCGTCTGCTGATTCTTGAGCAACTGCAATAGCAGTAGTATTATTACCGACAGTTGTCTGTACCGTAGAGATACTACTAGCCAGAGCCGCATCTTGGCTGGCTCTAGTAGTTGCCTCAGTCTGTATAGCTGCGTTAGCTGTGTTATAGGATGCGGTTAGCGTATTAAGACTAGATGCCGTAGCTGCAAATTCATCTGCTCTTACATTACTCTCTGTTAATATATCAGCCCTTGTTTTCACTAAGCCAGTAACAGGATCATTGAGTTGTGCGGTAAGTAGTGACATTACCATAGCAGAGGCATCAAATTCATCTGCTCTTGCTTCACTCTCCACCAAGACCGCTGCCGCTATGTTTGCTACTACTGTTGCTGATAACGTATTAATAGTTTGAGCAAGTTGCGCTTCACCTGCAAGGCGTAAAGTCTGCTCATTAGTTATTGCTGTACCTCTGTCAGCAATTTCTTTCAGTGTAATTAAAGCATCCGCTTTAGTTCTCGCATCAATAATATCAATCTGGTCAATCCTTGTACCCAATGCCGTGTTCTGCAAAGAATTACCTATGGCGTTATAGGTTATATAGTCTGCTACACCATCGGTTATGTATTGTGCTATTGTGCCTGTCGTTAGACCATTCTGGTATTCTGCACGTTTCGCCCAATGATAGGCAGAAAAGCCAGGGACATTTACACCATCAGATACCCAGACAGCTTCCTGTTCTGAAGACCATTTATGTGCTAATTCTCTTTGAATAGTAGATTCAAGAGCTTTGTTATGAACGACATTGGCTTTAACAACAGCGGTAGCAGCAGACTCACTTGCTAAGGTTTCCGAAGAAAAAGCTGCATTCTTAGACGCAGCAGCTGCTGTAGCATTAGTAGCCGAAGCTCTTCTACTACTCTCCGACATGGTAGCACTGGCAAGACTTTCTCCTGCTGCGGTAATAGCATTGGATGTAGAGGTATAGACTAACGCATTATCAGCAACAACTGGTAGTATTTCACAAGTCATATTATAAGAAGCCTCTGGTATCTAATTTGATATTTCCATATAACCAATCGGGTACTATGTTTAACTCCTGGGTCTTAGCAACGATGGCTATATACTTTTGAAAATAGGCATTAGCCACATTGCCTGAGTTCTTAGGTAATGCAGAATGAGCCAAGTAGCCTACGTAACTCGCAATGCACTCCGTCATGGCTTCATTGACCCTAATAGTGCCACTGTCAGCTGTGATCGTTGCAAACCCTTTAAGGTAGCTGACTGTTATAAAATCATCTACAAAGGCAGTTGCATTGTTTACACCGTAGTACTCAATGACATTATGCTCTGGAATGAACACGGTATTTTTAGGATCATCCTCAGCATTAAGAGGTAACTCTGTACCTACGGAGTTATAGGCTTTAAGGATCTTTAGCAATGATTCATCATTGATATAGTACCTAGTCTGATCAGCAATTAAATGAATGATTTGTTCTGCTTGGTTCAGTAAAAACTCTTTATTAACTTCTGCCAAGGCTCTATTAAGATAACTAAGTACTTTAGTTAAATTGGCTTCTTTACCTAAGTCGTTAATAGCTAAACTCGCTAACTCGCTATTCACTAAGTAATCTAGTAGTGTACCAACACGCATATCGTTTTCCTGGTTACTTAAAAAATATAAGAGTCTAAAGAATTTCTGGGATCTTCTAGCTCTTCTTCCCAAATACCATCAGCAGCTTGAGTTAAGCCTTCTGATTGCTTACTGGGCTTCCAAGGCGTTAAAGAGCCGAGCATAGAAATAGTATCTATAAAGTCATCATGCTTACTTTTAAAACCACTAACAGCTGCTAAAGATAACTCGTCAATACATTCTAACATCTCTTCTGATTCTTTTCTCTCTATGGGGAACTTTATTTTATTCAACTTGAAAAGGGGAACCATGATATTGAACCTAACCAACTTATTCGTATTGGGTCTAATACCCGGTTTAGTGTTATTACCTTCACTCGCTAAAGGAAAGTAAATATTCCTTACTAGCATTTCATCTTGGATCCAAGAGATAAAACCACCTTGTTGTCCTGAGATCTCTATACCCACTTGTTGTGGTGCATACATCTGAGCCAATCTAAATAAGTCATTGACGTTATCACTCATTAGCTGCCTCTTGACTATGCCATCAATCCATAACCAATCACCATTACTGGTATAAGCCCAGACTGAAATGACACTGTAATCAGCACTGGATTTCTCGCTAGTGGCAAAGTCGGTAGTAATGTAGAAGTTAAACAAGCCTTTATTATTCAGCACTGTGCTGCGTTTATACCAAGAAATATCAGCGTTCTGAATCAACCTGTCTTCATCTGACATAATACGTAGCATTAACTCTTGGTTAAACGAGTCAATCTTGCCTGCTTTCATGGCCTTATCGTATTTATCTTTTACAGCATCATAAGTAAACCGATCTTCCCAAGCACCTACGAACTCTTCTCGCTTACACGGGAATTTCTCACAGACCGGATAAACATTGACTGTCCATGCGCCTGACTCTACCGCTTTATATAAAGGATCTTTAGCATTAAAGGGTGTACCTGACCAGATGACTTTATTATTGGTAGGATGCAACGCATAATCCACTGCCTTATATACAGTGTCCTCAACGCTCTTAATGACCGTAGGTGATCTAGCATCCTCATCACTGATCAAATCATCCAGCACGGCTAGGGTAGGGCGCTTACCCATCTCCTTAGCTCCACGTATACCCGTTTGTGCGCCATAACCTTTGACAATGAACAATTTGCCATCAGCATTAGTAAACTGCCAACGAATGTCTGTAAACTTTATGTTAGGGATGTACTGACGTAAGAAATCGGAGTTCTCCCATCGGTACTCCAGATTCTTACGCATGTTCTTAACACCATTCTCTATACTGTCAGAGACATATAGAGCAATATCTACTTGCCCGAACCCAGGTAGTCTGCCGTAGACTCCCAGGTACAAGAATAAATACTCACCAAAAAGCGTGGTTTTGGCACTGCCACGGAATAGCATATTAAGTATGCTGGAGGTTCTACCTGCTAACTGATCCAGCATCTTATAGTGCAACACAGGGGTAAGATTCTCTTCACCCCCCTCACCATTGACTAACTTAATAAAGTTAACGAACTCCAAGGCAAAAGGACTCGGTATGTAAGTAGCATCTTCACCATAACTTACGTTATTAACATAGTCCTCTACTGACTTGTTGGCTTTAATTGTATCTGACATATAGGTTAAGTGGCTTAATTAAGAAGATGAACCATGATTCAAACTATAATGATTACCATCCTTAAACCTTCCACCCCATCTACATAGTTCATGTTGTTTCTCCCACCACTCACCTAGCTCTTTATGATCTTCTGTTGCAGACAGGAAGTTACCCTCTTTAAATAGATTAAGATCAATAGCCAACTTTAGTTTGTGGCAAGAGTTAGCTGTACCATAACCTTGCGTAACCCCAACAGCACCGAAGACTCTTGGATCTCTAAATAGATCCCCACCCCTAAGTTCAAAACCAAGTGCATGAGCTTTGTTGATAAGCTGTGGGACTAAACGCATAAATAATTCTTGCTTGTTGCCTAGTGTTAACATTGTTGTAAGCCTCTTTGATTTAAAATTTCACTCATAAATTTAACATCCTTGGGTTGATGATATTTCGACTAACTTCACCATGCTCTTTGTGCATAATGATGGCCTTCATGTCTCTACCTGATCTGTAGCCTGCATTAGCGGCATAAGCATCAAGTGGGGCTAAGACTCTAAAGCTCTCTGTCTTGCAGCCTGAAAACTCTTTGACTGAGTCATGATGGATATGACCTGTCCACCAATAACGATACTCAGTGTCTCCCCAGTCCTTAGCTCTATCTGTTGCCATAATCAAAGGTAGCTTTTCAGACTTAACTTTATCGCCGTGATGGGTACCAATTAAGACTTTACCGAAGCGGTAGTAGTGAAAATGGGAAGGGGAGCGATCTATAGTGACGCGGGGTTCATGTTCGTAGAGGTTGTGAAAGCATTCCATCAAAAATATTGAGCTTGACGGGTCGTGATTACCTATCTCGATAATGACATGAACCTTTTGATGCTTAAGTAAGCATTGAGCAATCATGTAGCGTAGGGTTTTGATAGCGGCCCTTACCATCTTAGGAAA